TTCAAATGCAGTCAACTTATATCCCGTATATACAGAATTCTATTAGGGGAGGAGGATATTCCAACTTCAGAAAGAAATATTTTTTTTAACAACAGATCATATACTGATAAAGTATTCAATAAAGCTATTGACAGTATGATCAAAGATAAAGACAGATAATATGAAAGCAACTAACATATATCAAAAACTAAGGAGTGCAGGTGCAATTTCTCCATTACATCAAGAAGATCCACCAATTGAAACACAACAAGAACAAGGAGATAGAACTCCAGTTGAACCAGTTAGTGAAGTAGAGAGTAGTGGACCAGTTGATACATATACAAAAAGAGAAGGTATAAGTGATCAAGAGTTAGGTTTAGGAACTAGAGAAGGTAGATTAGCAACAGGTGAAGCTGCAAAAACTCTGGGAGGTGAAATAGGAGCAGGTTTACTTGCAAGTGCATTAGGAGCATCTGCTGGTGTTGGAGCAGGAGCAATGGCTGCTGGAGCTGGTGCAAGAACATTAGGTAATTTAGCACAAAACGTAATTGCTAGAAGAAGAGTTAAAAAGTTTGGACAAGAAGGTTCAGCAATAGTTCCTAATTTAACATATAAACAAGGTGGTGAAGGAGATGTTGGTATGAAAGCTTTAATGGGTGAAAAAACATATACTGGTGAAGATCCAAAATTAGAACGTATAAAAGCTAGAAATTTCCGAAGAAAATGGAGAGCTGAAAAAAGAGCTCAAAATAGAGCTGCAAGACTAGCTAAAAAAGACGCATATAAAGCGGAAAGACAAAAAGGTAGAGCAGAAAGAGAAATGATTAGAGAGGGAAGTCCAGCAACATTTGCTAAAACTAATTCTGCAGGAGCATATTCAAATGCAACTACAGTTAATCCATCTGCTTTAAAATCTAGCCCAATAACTCAAAAAGCTAAACAAGGAGAATTAAAAACCTGGAATGAAGGAAAACCTAATGTAATAGGCGCTTCTGGTAATTTAGGATTAGTAGGAGGTATATTAGGTGGTGCTGCTAAAACATTCTCAAGACTTACTGGTATAGGAGGGAAAAAATCTTTTTGGCCTCAAAGAAAAAATACAGGAGATCTTTATGCTAAAGCTAAAGCTAGAAAAGCATCAGAATCTGTACCTAAAAAACCTAATCAACCAAATATCAATTTTGCTCGTAAGACTGATGTTATTGGTAAAGGAGAGTCGTATGGTAATGTTAGGGCTTTTAACAAGCCGGGTATGAAAAAGACTCATTTTGGGCCAAAAAAATAAACAAATAAATAAACAAAATAAATTAAACAATGGGAAAAAAGGGACCAAAAGCAATATCTAAGGTAAATGTTATATTAAAGAAGAATAATAAAAGTTCTAAACCTGCATTACCAAAGGTAAAAAAAGCATATTAATAATGGGGTTTAAAATGAATCCTCCGGATTTTAATAATTCCGATCAAAATGATGTTACTTCAAATAATGTTATAAGATCTGATGAAATTATAAAAAAGGATTTAGATGATGGTATTATAGCTGAAGCTAATAAAGATGGTACCACATTTATAGATAAAGATATAAATTTAGATAGTGAGAAAGCTAAATTAGCTATAGCTCACGAACAAGTACACCATGATCAAATGCAACGTGGTGATCTTGATTATAACGATGACTTCGTATTTTGGAAAGGTGAAACATGGCCTAGAGAAGATATGAACGAAGGATCTAAACAATTACCATGGGAGAAAGAAGCATACAATAAACAAGATGAAGTATTTAACCACATGTTTACTAAACACGCATAATTATGGCAGGATTATATGACAAAATAAGAAAAAAGAAAAAAGAAAATCTTTTAAAAAAATACAATGAATTAAACAACCCATCATCAATGGCTGAAGCGGTTGGTAAATTTAAAGATGTTACTGGTAAAGACCATGGCGCTTATGATGCTGGAGCCGGTGCTCCACCAGAAGCTGCTTTAGAAGGTGGCTCTGCAATAGAAAGTCAAGCAGAAGCAAATAATCAAGGTAAATGCGTAGAAGGCGTTTGGGTTGGTGGACCAAATAATGGTGAAGCTTGTACAGAAAATGATGAAGTAGATCCACAAGTAAAAGCATCAGAGTTAGCTGGAACCATGGAAGATGTTAATCCAGACATGGAAGCTGAATCAGAGGAATTAGGTTTACTTGGAAAATTATTTAAGAAACAAAAAGGTGGAAGCGGAATTGGTAACGCTTTAAGAGGTGCTGGAAAAACATTAAAAGGTGCTATTGGAAAAGCAAAAGAAGATGAATTCAACGAAAGTGTTGTTGGTAAAAAAGGTGCTGATTATATAAAAAAGAAAAAAGCTTATGAAGAAGCAGGTGTAAAATTATTAGATTCTAGTCCTTTTCATCAAGGTGCTGCTACAGACGAAGAACTTACAGGTGATGCTGCTTTAGATGATTTAGAAGGTACTGAAGGTGGTGAAGGAACAAGTAAAGGAACTATTAATGTACGAGGTAATGTTTATAATGTAGAAACTGACTATGATGACACTAGAGAAAAAGTACTTCCAGTTGGTGGTGAATGTCCAAAAGGTATGGTATTAGGTGAAGATGGTATTTGTACTACTCCAACACAAAAAGATCCTAATGTACCTGATATGCCTGATGAAGATTGGATAAAGCTTTGTGAGAAAAATCCATGCTTAGAACCTTGTCATAAACAATATAAACAATGTAAAGAAACACCAAAAGATGGTAAATGTGCAGATGGTAGTGAACCAGGACCAGATGGTAAATGTACTCAAGGTTCAGAGAATGTAAGTGCTGCGGTAAGTCAACTAATGGAAGAAACTACTACACCTGGAACAGTAAGTCATAATATGACATTTGCTGATCAGTTACAACATAATTGGGGTAAAAACATTTCAGAGAATTGGCAAAAAAAGAACGAAGCAAAAAATCTAAAAAATCAAAAACAAGAAATGACGCCTAATGAGCAGGCTCTTTATGATCAAGCAGCAAAAGAATTAGGTGACGCTGGAGATTTAACTAAAAAGAGGCTATTTGGTGGTAAATCTGCAAAGATTGCTCGTGAACAGCAAATTTTTAATAAAATGGATCAAATCAACGAAGATAATGCTTTTGCTAGTTATGCAGCTGATAATAACTTAGATTTAACTAACTTATCCGAAGAAGATGCAAAAAAAGCAAGAAGTGAGTTTTTAAAGACATATCGACCAGATCCAGCTGATCTACATGGAGGTCAAGTGAGTATACATCAATTAACTAGATTAATTGATCAAAACAAAATAGATATTGAAGATTTACATAGTGGTGACTATGATAAAGAAAGATGGGGTAATTTAGGGTATGAAGATTTAGAAAGAATAAGGGATTTAACTGGTAATCAAAATAGACCAGGCACTAGTCAACATACTGAAGAAATTACTACTGAACAAGCTGTAACAGGCACAGGTAGTATGGATATTCCTGATGATGTACAAGCTCAGTTAGATGCAGCTACAAGCGATGCTGAAATAGAGCAAATTATGGCTGATTTTAGAAAAAGCCAAGAAAACGCAAATTCAGGTGTTAATGCTGGTACCCACAAAATATATTCTAAACCTGCTTATAAAGCGGTTTCAAAATCAAATAAACCATCTGGTTTTAAATTAAAAAGAGGTAGATTAAATAGACCTGGATATTAAATAAATTATGAGTAAGTTATTAGGAAAACTTTTCGGTAACGCTGGAGGTAGTGTAGTAGACAAACTAGCTGGCGTCGCTGATAGATTTATTAGAACAAAAGACGAGAAAGCGGATTTTGAAAAACAAATGACGCAAATATTTATTGATGCTGAAGCTGCAATGCAAAAAAATGTCACCGACAGGTGGAAAGCAGATTTAGAGCACGGAAACTGGTTAACGCGTTCAGTTCGTCCTCTCGTACTCATATTCCTAATAGTGGCGACCGTGCTCATGGTATTTATTGATAGTGGTTCTATCAGTTTTAACGTCGATGAAAAATGGACGGATCTTCTTCAATTAGTTCTGATGACTACGATCGGAGCCTATTTCGGAGGACGAAGTGTTGAAAAATTTAAAAAGAATAAATAATGGGTAGAATTAAAAATTATGTAGTAGATTCAGCATTAACAACAGCTGATAAACTTTTAGGTACAGATTCTTCTGGTGTAACTAAAAATTATCCTTTATCAGACTTAGGAACTTTTATTCAAAACAACTACAGTAATGTAGATATATCTAACGCTGCTAATAATAGAATTATAACAGCTGCTGATGCTGATAGCTTAAACGGTGAAGCTAATTTAACATTTGATGGTACTATATTATCTGTAACTGGTGCTGCTTTAATAACTAAAAATCTACGTAGAACAGTAACAACAGTAACTGTATCGGGTAGTACATACACATGTGATCTCAGCTTAAATGATAATTTTAAATTTACAGTCGCTAATGCGGCTAATCAAACAATAGCATTAACAGTAGCATCTGAAAATATTGGTCAATCTGGTAACATAATAATAACAAATCCTTCAAGTGTAGGATCGTTAACTTTTGCTGCGTTACCAGCTTACATGAAAACACCTTCTGGTGCAACAGTAAACTTTGATACAACAGCAAACAAAATTGCAGTAATTTCATATATTGTTTTGGCTACAGACTGCGTGCTTGTGAATTATATTGGTGATTTCTCTTAAAACTTATGATAATATATGAAATGGTTAGGCTTCTTCAAAAAAGACTTTTGGAATACAGCGACTACAAAGTCCACGTCGACTACAAAGTCGACTTCTACAACTTGGGCGACTAGTAAGTCTACTACTACGACGTATAATACGTCTACAAGCACCACAACCGCATATAACACTTCAACAAACACTACTACAGCATTTAACACTAGTACTATTACCCAAATAGCTACAAATACAGTAGTATCTACAAATAAGTCAACTACGACTGCGTTTAATACAAGCACTACAACTACCACAGCATATAATACTAGTACAACCACTAGTAAAAATACTAATACGGTAATTTCAACAAATAAGTCAACTTCAACTAGTTGGTCAACTAATAAATCAACTACTACTACTTATAATACAAGTACAAATACCACTACAACATTTAATACATCCACTGTAACTAGTAAAAGCACAAATACTGTGGTTAGTACTAGTAAATCTACAACTACTACATACGAGACTAATAAATCTACTACCACTACATTTAACACATCTACAAGTACTACAACTGCCTTTAACACAAGTACTATAACTTCTAAGTCTACTAATACTAGTTGGTCAACTAATAAAAGTACTACAACTACGTTCAACACATCTACATCTACTAATACAGAGTATACAACAACTTGGAACACTAGTAGAACAACGATATTTATAACATCATCAATAACAAATAAAAATACAAACACTGTAGTATCAACTAGTAAATCAACTACTACTACGTTCAACACATCTACTACCACTAATACCGTAGTATCAACCAGCAAGTCTACTACGACAACTTATAATACTTCTACAAATACAACTACATCATGGACTACGACTTGGAGTACTAATAAATCTACTAACACGGTTGTAAGTACAAGTAAAACTACAAGCACTACATATAATACTTCAACTAATACAACAACTACTTTCAATACTAGTACTACAACTAGTAAATCTACTAATACAGTTGTTTCTACTAGTAAAAGTACTACCACTGCTTATAACACCAGTACTTCAACAACAACAACATATAATACTCAAACTTCCACTACGACAACATATGTAACAACTTGGAGTACTAATAAAAGTACTACAACGACGTTTAATACAAGTACAAACACCACTACTACATACGAAACCAGCAAATCTACAACCACCACGTTTAACACTAGTACTAACACAACAACGACATTTAATACTTCTACAAATACAGTTGTAAGTACATCAAAAGCAACAGCAACTGTAGTAAGTACATCTAAAAGTACTACAACACAATATGAAACCAGTAAGTCAACAACAACTACATACGAGACATCTAAGAGTACTACAACAACATTTAATACTAGCACAAATACCACTACTACTTTTAATACTAGCACAAGTACAGTTGTAAGTACTAGCAAAAGCACTAATACTACTTGGAGTACCAGTAAAGGCACTGTAACATCATGGAGTACTAACAAGTCTACAACTACAACTTGGAATACCAGCACTACAACTGTTGTATCAACATCTAAGTCAACATCTACTGTAGTAAGTACTAATAAAAGCACTACTACCACGTGGAGTACTAGCAAAAATACTACAACTGTATTTAATACAACTACTTCAACAACTACGACTTTCAATACGTCTACAACTACTGTTATTGAAACAAGTAAATCAACTACTACAGTATATAACACTGACAGGAGTACTAACACAACTTATAACACTACTAAATCAACCACAACGTCTTGGGAGACGACTAAGAGTACAACTACTGTTTATAATACAGCTACTACAACTGTTGTAAGTACAAGTAAATCTACGACAACAACATACGAAACCAGTAAGAGCACAACTACTACGTGGTTAACTAATAAGAGTACTACAACGGTATACAATACACAAACAGCTACTACCACAACATTTAATACTAGTACTAATACAACTACCACTTACAATACTGCTACCACTACAGTTGTGAGTACTAATAAATCAACCTCAACACAATGGTCAACTAGCAAGAATACAACAACAACGTGGTCAACTAGTAAAAATACTACTACTACTTTCAATACCACAACAGCTACCACGACTACATTCAATACTAGTACAAATACTGTTGTGAGTACTACTAAATCAACTCTTACTGCTTGGAGCACAAATAAATCTACTACTACAACGTATGAAACTAGCAAATCAACAACAACTACTTTTAATACGTCTACTAATACAATTACCGCGTTTAATACCTCAACAGCGACAGTCGTAAGTACTAGTAAATCTACTGCTACTGTAGTACAAACTAGTAAAAGCACTACAACAACTTGGTCTACTAGTAAAGGTACTTTAACGACCTGGTCTACAAGTAAAAATACTACAACAGTCTTTAACACAAGTACTGATACTGTGGTTAGTACATCTAAATCTACTACTACAACTTGGTCTACTACTAGATCAACAAATACAACTTGGTCTACAAGTAAAAATACAACTACCACGTTTAATACTAGTACCAGCACTACTACAACTTTTAATACATCTACAACTACTGTTATACAGACTAGTAAGTCAACCACTACAGTATATAATACCGAGAGAAGTACTAATACAGTATATAATACAACTAAATCAACAACTACAACCTGGGAAACTAGTAAAAGTACAACTACAGTATATAATACTTCAACGGTTACGAAATGGTCAACATCTAAAACTACTACAACTACTTGGAGCACAAGTAAGAGTACTGATACTATAGTGAGCACAAGTAAAAGCACTACTACTGCTTATAATACATCAACTGATACGTTAACTGTATACACAACCCTTTGGTCTACTAGCAAGTCTACATCAACGTCTAGAAGTACAACAACGCAGTATACTACCACTTTTAACACAAGTACTACTACGTCTAAGTCAACTACAACAGCTTTTACAACTACTTTTAACACAAGTACCACTACATCTAAGAGTACCACAACAACGTTTAACACGACATTTAATACAAGTACAACTACTACGTTTAATACATCTACAATAACTAAGCATACTACTACTTGGAGTACTAATAAATCTACTGAGACAGTATATAATACACAAACAAGTACTTTTACCTTTTATACTACTAGTTGGACTACATCTAAAAATACAGCGACTACTAGAAGTACTACTACAATTTATACAACTGTGTGGAATACTACTAGAGCTACCTCAACAACAACTCATTTTAACACTACGTTTAATACTTCTACAGTAACCTCAAAGAGTACTCAAACTGCTTATAATACATCTACTGTAACAAACAAAGCAACAAATACAACAACTACGTTTAATACGAGTACTACTACTAGTAAAACGACTACTACATCATGGAACACAGAGTGGTCTACTACTAAATCTACAACTACAGCTTATACAACAACTTGGGCAACATCAAGAAATAGTACTGTAGTTAGAGCTACATCAACTGTATTTAACACAACTACGGTAACAAAACATAGTACTACAACTGTGTTTAATACATCAACAACAACTAGTAAAAGCACAACAACAGTATATACTACTGTGTGGTCAACTGGTCGAGTTACGAATCGTAATACAACAACTGAGTATAATACTAGTACAATAACTAACCACAGTACGACAACCGTTTATAACACTGCGTATAATACGTCGACAATAACAAAACATTCTACTAGCACTGAATATAACACGTCAACAGATACTTCAACTGAATATACTACCACGTGGAATACGTCTACAACAACTAGTAAATCTACTACTACAACGTATCTTACACAAACGTTCATACAAAATACAAATACTCATAATACTAGTAGAGATACAACAACTACTTGGACCACTACGTATGAAACTAGTTCATCTACTACAACAACATGGACTACATACTACAACACAACTTCCTACTGGAACACATCAACAACTACTATATATCAAACTGCTACTGTAACAAGGTATAATACTAGTACCACAACTACATATACTACTGATTTTACAACAACGTATACAACATCGTGGGATACTAATTATAATACAAGTACCCAAACAGTATATAATACGAGTACTACTACAGTATTTAATACCACATATAATACTAGTACGACTACAGTGTTTATATATACTAATAATACATACACGTCGTATACGTCAAATCGTAATACTAGTAGAAACACGACGTATATAACAACTAGAAGTACATATAGATATACAGAAACTGGAGGCGGTGGTTGTATGAGAGGTTGTATATAAAAATATTAATAAACAAGTGAATAATTAAATATGGCAACAGACATTCAAAAAGAATATTGGAACGCAAAATTAAAGTTCGAAAGTGATAAGATAACTTTTGATAGTACTGTGGATAATGATAAATTTTCACCAGGAACTTTAGAGGTTATGATGGATTGGGAACGACCTATTATGGAAAAAATGGCAGAGCTAACTGTATCCGAAGGGGACCATGTTCTTGAGTGTGGTTTTGGAATGGGTATTTTGTCTGATGCTATTCAAGCTAGAAATCCAGCATCACATACTATATGTGAGAATCACCCAGATATAATACCAAAGATGAGGGAATGGGCTAGTGGAAAGTCTAATATTATTTTGCATGAAGATAGATGGTTAACATTGATTAATGGTAATACTAGATATGATTCAATATTAATGGATACATATGCTGATGATGATTTGCATCCTCGTTTCAGGGAATTTGCTAATAGAAAAGGTGTTAAAACTGGTTGTAAAATAACTTGGTGGAATTTTAGCGGTGGAGATTCTGATCCATATATGAAGTTTTATTGGGATAATGTTTCTTTTACTGATGTAGCTGTTGATCCTCCATTAAACTCATATTATAATAAAGATGTTTATAAAGTTCCTTTAAAAATATTAACACCATGGACAACTGGTATGGGTGTTGTTGCAGGAACAAAAACAGATGACGAAAGATTTCATAGTGGCTTTTATAATTATAACGATGCTATTATTAGTAAAGATTTAGATAGTACAAAGCGAATATTAGCCGTTCATAATGAAGATATTTTAACATGTGCTGATCCTAGTAATCCTAATTTAGTTCCTAAAGCAAGTGGTAGAACAGTTGCTATGACTGGAAAAGGGGTTTATATTATTAATGATGGATTAATAAAAGTAACAGGAAACCATCCAATGATAATAAAAAGAGATGGCTCTTGGATAGAAAAACCAATGAATGAAGTTGTTGTTGGTGATAAATTATTTAAAATTTTACCTGAGGGTGAAGAAGAGATACTTAAAATTGATTTTGATAGTTCAGATACAAAATACTGTATATCTAGGGTTTTGATTAATGGTAACTATTTTGTCAATCATATACTAATGAAAGGAGACGAAAATGCCTAATACTACTACTACGTATAATACTTCTTGGAACACAACTAGAACTACGACGTACCAGACAGGTGTGCCTACAGGTGTTGCTACGTCTACTTCAACACAGATAACTAGATCAACAACTTTTAATACCACAAGAGGTACAAGTAGAACAACATATTATAATACTTGGAGGAATACGTCTTATAATACTAGTACAACAACTAGTAAAATAACAAGTAAAACCACAAGTAGGTCAACTTCAAAAACAACAACTTGGGAAGAGGCTGTATCAACAAATTGGAATACTAGTAAAACTACAACGTGGGAAACCAGTAGTACACATGAGACTTCTAAAACTACTACAAGAAGTACAACTACAACGTGGAATACAACTAGATCAACTTCAAAAACCACTAGTACCACGTGGGAGACTTGGGATGCAACTTATCGAAATACAGAAACAAGTAAGACTACTACTACGTCATGGACTACGACCTGGAGTACCAGTAGAATAACACAAAGAGATACTACTACTACATATAATACTTCTACAGACACAGTAACAGTATATACTACTACATATAATACTAGTACAGCAACAAGTAAAAGTACTACAACAGTATTTAACACCGCATATAATACATCTACAGTTACTAATACAGTTTATACAACCACGTGGAACACAAGTACAACCACTTCAAAAACAACTACAACATCTTGGACTACGACTTGGACTACAGGTAAAGCAACAGTAACAGAATATAATACCACTTGGGCTACAAGTAAAAATACAGCAACAACATTTATAACAACACTTACGTGGAACACAAGTACTGTAACAACCAAAAGTACTACAACAACATTTAATACATCTACTCTTACGTCTAAAGATACCACAACATCTTGGACTACTACATTCAACACGTCTAAAACAACATCAACACAAACGCTTTACACTACAACGTGGGAAACAAGTAAAAACACTACTACATCTTATACCACAACATTTAACACCACTACAACAACTAGTAGGAGTACAGATACCACAACTACGTTTAATACGGGAACTCAAACCCAGCATTCAACTACAACTACTTTTGAAACTAATACTGTGTTTAATACATCTACAGTTACTAAAAAACAAACAGAAACGGTAGTATCTACAAACAAAAACACAACTACTACATTTAATACTAGTACATTAACCACATACACAACTCTTTGGGCTACAAATAGAACAACAACTTGGAACACTACTAGATCTACTAGTAGATCAACTACAACATCTTGGACTACAACATTTAATACAGCTACAGTTACGTCTAAAAATACTACTACTTCTTGGAATACTACTTGGTCTACATCTAAATTAACTACTAAGTCCACAACAACTGTTTTTGATACAACTACTACGTTTAACACGTCAACAACTACAAAACATTTAACATCCACAACGTGGGAAACTAGTAAATCAACTACTACAACATTTAATACAACAACTGCTACGACAACAACGTTTAATACGTCAACTGGTACTACTACTGCCTTTAATACGACTACTACAACTGTTGTTCAAACTAGTAAGTCAACAACTACAGTATTTAATACAAGCACAACGACGACAACTGTATATAATACAAATAGAAGTACGGATACTGTATATAATACTAGTAAATCAACCACAACAGTTTATAACACGCAAACCACAACTACGTGGAGTACTAATAAATCAACTACAACTACGTGGAGTACTAATAAATCTACAACAACTACGTTTAATACTACTACAGCAACAACAACAAGATTTAATACTTCTACTGCTACAACCACTACTTTTAACACATCTACTACGACTACAGTAAGCACTGATAAAGGTACAACTACAACATTTAATACGAGTACTAGCACGACGACTACTTTTAATACGTCTACAACAACAACAACTACGTATAATACGCAAACTAATACAACCACTACGTTTAATACTAGCACAAATACAGTTGTATCAACAAATAGGAGCACAAGTACTGTTTGGTCGACTTCAAAATCGACAACCACTACATATGAAACTAGTAAATCTACCACAACCACATTTAATACAAGTACTAATACAATAACAACATTCAACACTAGTACAAACACAGTTGTCAGCACTAACAGAAGCACAAACACTACTTGGTCAACTGACAAGAGTACGACAACTACTTTTAATACTAGTACTGCCACAACCACAACATTTAATACCTCAACTAATACGACTACAACATTTAATACCAGCACCTCTACTGTAGTTAGTACTGATAGATCTACAGCTACCGTTGTATCAACAAGTAAATCAACAAATACTGTAGTAAGCACTAGTAAGAGTACAACGACTGCCTTTAATACAAGTACAGCAACTACTACTACATATAATACTAGTAAATCAACTACTACAACATTTAATACTAGTACATCTACTGTAGTTCAGACAAGTAAATCTACTAGTACAGCTTTTAATACAAGTACTACTACCACTACAGTTTATAACACATTAAGAAGTACAGATACTGTTTATAATACAACAAAAAGTACAACAACTACGTATAATACTAGTACATCAACATCTTGGAGTACAAGTAAAAACACTAATACTACGTGGAGCACAGATAAGTCTACTACAACTACATTTAACACTAGTACCGCTACTACAACCACATTTAATACTAGTACTAATACTACTACAGTATTTAATACGAGTACAGCTACTGTTGTTTCAACTAGTAAGAATACTACTACAACCTTTAATACTAGTACAAGTACTACAACCACATTTAACACTAGCACAAGTACAACAACTACATATAATACAGCCACAACAACAGTGGTTAGCACAAGTAGATCGACTAGCACTGTAGTTGAAACCAGCAAGAATACTACAACAACGTATAATACTACTAAGAGTACAACTACAGCTTACAATACTAGTACAAGCACTACGACAACATATAATACGTCAACTAATACAACTACTACGTATAATACTTCAACGTCAACTACTTGGTCTACATCTAAATCAACGTCAACGGTAGTATCTACATCTAAAAGTACAACTACTACGTATAATACTACAAAATCAACTAGCACAACGTATAATACTTCTACATCAACTACAACAGTATTTAATACAGCTACAACAACTAGTAAGAGTACAAATACGGTTGTAGAGACAAGTAAATCAACTACTACAACTTGGAACACTAGTACTAATACTACGACTACGTTTAATACTCAAACATCAACAACAACGTCATGGGTAACTACTTGGTCTACTAATAAAACAACAAGTACAACTTTTAATACTAGTACTAACACAACGACTACGTTTAATACTCAGACAGCTACCACTACAACATGGAACACATCAACTACTACTAGTAAGTCAACATCTACTGTTGTAGAAACTAGCAAGTCAACTACAACTACGTTCAATACTAGTACATCTACAAGCACTGTGGTTGAAACTAGTAAGAGTACAACAACTACATGGAATACAAGTACAGCTACAAACACAGAATATACTACTACTTGGGAAACAAGTAAAACAACTATATTTGAAACTAGTTCTCTTACAAATAAAAATACAACGACAACTTGGAGTACAAATAAGAGTACAACAACAACTTTTAATACTACAACAGCAACCACAACTGCTTATACTACCACATGGAGCACTAGTAAGTCAACCACAACTGTTGTTGAGACAAGTAAGAGTACTACTACTGCGTATAATACGTCAACCAGTACCACTACAACGTATAACACTCAAACTGCTACTACTACTTCTTATACTACTACTTGGAATACAACTAAGTCTACAAGTACAACTTTTGAAACTAGTAAATCTACTACTACCGCGTTTAATACGAGTACAAATACCACGACAACGTTTAACACGAGTACAACAACGTCGACATCATATACTACTACATGGTCAACTAGTAATAATACTATAACTCAATGGAGCACTAATAAGAGTACTACAACAGTGTTTAATACGAGTACTAGTACAATAACATTATATACGACTACATATCAGACTAACAAGAGTACTAGTACAGCTTATGAAACTAGTAAAACAACTAATACTGCAGTAGAAACAAGTAAGACTACTACTACAGCTTACAATACGTCTACTGGTACTACTATATCAACTACCACTACAACAACAGTTAGTACTACTAGAGCTTGGTATAACACATATAGAAAAGATTATAGCACGGAAAGGGTGAATCTTAATAGGAATACTGGGGAGTAGGTAGAAATAGTAAAAAATATGTGATAATAATAATACAATAATAATTAAATTTAATAATATGGAAATGTTTAATAGAAAGGAACTAGATAAAAGAATAGGTCCTCTTAAGAAAAATAAAAACCTAGAAGACTTAGAAGTCGTAGAAGGATACGTTATAAGAAAATGTAGCGAATTAGGTTTGGAATATAGTTATGATGTTTTAGCAGAAGAAATGCCTTATTTTAAAACAATGGCTTATACAGAGTTTGCAACTAATTTTTACATGCAACCTTTGAATTTAAAGTTAAGAAATGAGCAAATGATTGATGCTTGGAATCATGATGTTAAAGATGTATCCGATTGGTCATCTTATTTAGTAAAAAATATTGTAAGCAAAAACGCAAATAAATATCAACATAGAAAAGAATCTTTTGATGCTTACCCTGCTAAAGATTACTTAGTTATATTACCTGGTTCAAATAAGGTTAAAACTAATGTTTGTTTAAATAGATTAAAAGAAATATCTAAAAAACATGGTGATAATGTATATTTTAAACCACATCCTATAACAACTCATCAAATAATTGGTGAACTAAAAGATTTCTTTGGTGAAGAAAATATATTACCTAGAGAAATAGATATGTATTATTATATGCAAAAAGCAAAGCATATTTATACAACACATATTAGCGAGAGTGCAGTTTATGCTTCTGTATTAGGTAAAAAGATAGAACCTATTGATGTTTGGAATAACGTTATGCATGGATCCTTTGCATGTATAAATAGTCATTTATTTGACAATCAACATCATGTTAAGAAATATATAGATAAATGCTTTTCAAGTTATAAATCTGGTATTATAAATCCAAATATAGATAAAAATTGGAAAGAAAAAGTTGATAAGTATTTTGATTATATTTGCAAAAAGCGTGATGTATATAAAAATTGGTTTATTGATAATAGAAAGCCAAAAGCAAAAAAATAGTAAAAAACGTGACAATTGCGTGATAATATAAAATAGTGAATCAAGTTAAATTAAATAATAAAATTATGGCTAAAAAAATAAAGAAAGAAGAATTAAAATCAATACAAGACAAAGTAAATGCTATCAATAATGCTCAAATGCAGGTAGGTGGACTTGAGGTTCAAAAAAGTCTTGCTATAGAAAAACTAAGAGCATTTCAACAAGAATTAAATGTTGTCCAAAATACTCTTGAGGAGAAATACGGTAAAGTTAGTGTTAATATTACTGACGGAACTATAAAAGCTATTGAAGAAGATGGACCACTTAATTAGAAAGATTAGCATAGGTAAAGATTATAAAAATGACGCCATGCATTATGCTGTAGGACAGGAAGTGTATGGTGGACATGTTATTTCTGATATTATAGAAGAAGAACAAAAGTTTAGTATTCTTATTAGAAAGGATAACGAAATTTTACCTTGGAAAGAGTTTAATAAAAACATGGCTATATCTGTTGAATTCAATCTTGAATATTAGTGAGAGCAGTTTTAAATTTTATAGTAAAACCTCTTAATAATTCTAGATATAATAACGAAGTAGAAGTAGATGGTAAAAAATTAATAGTTAATACTGATAATTTTGAACATAAATTCGTTAATAGAGAAGCTGAGGTTTTAGCTATTCCAACAGTTGGTGATACTGATATACAAGTAGGAGATACTGTTATAGTACATCATAATGTTTTTAGAAGATGGAAAGATATTAGAGGTAAAGAGCAAAATAGTAAATCATATTACAAAGATGATACGTATTTTGTTTTTGATGATCAAATATTTTTATACAAAAATAAAGACACTTGGAAAGCTAATGAAAGTTTTTGTTTTGTACAACCAATTGAATCAAATGATATGTTTAGTGAGGATAAAGAAAGACCTTTAGTAGGTATAATGAAGTATCCTGATAAATATTTAATTAAAGCCGGTATTAAAGCTGGTGATCTAGTTGGTTTTAAACCTAACACTGAATATGAGTTTATTATAGAAAACCAAAAGCTATATAGAATATTTAGTCATTCAATTACAGTTAAATATGAATATCAAGGAGACGAAAAAGAATATAATCCACGCTGGACAGAAAGCAGTAGATGAATTAATTAAAGTAGCTAAAGAACCTATCGTTGATTCAGATGATGATATATCAGCAGATAGATTAAAGAATGCTGCAGCAACTAAAAAATTAGCTATATTTGATGCTTTTGAAATATTAACTAGAATACAAGAAGAAGAAGCTATATTAAATGATAAACCTTTGGAGAAAAAAGAAAGCACTTTTAAAGGTTTTGCTGAAAGAAGATCTAAATAATGGCTTACGAACAAACTTTATATAAGGTTGTAGAACCTATAAAAATAAATACTATCAAAAGGCTTAATAAGAAAAAAGCCTGGAAATATGGTTATAACAAAGAATATGATTTAGTTGTTATAAGTAAAACAGGGGAAATTGGAGAGATATATGAAATACAAAATTTTCAAATAGCTTTACCTAAAACTCCTAAAAAGGTACATAAATTTGATAGTGACAAATGGGAGGTAACTGAACAACCTAAAGCATTAAAAAGAATTAAAACTATATTTGATTGGAAAGAGTATCCAGAAGATTTTAAAAATCAATATATAGATTATATAGAAGAAGAGTTTAAAAGAAGAGAAGAAGGATTTTGGTACTATAACAAAGGAATTCCAACTTATATAACAGGTACACATTATATGTACCTACAATGGTCAAAGATAGACGTTGGTCACCCAGATTTTAGAGAAGCTAATAGATTATTCTATTTGTTTTGGGAAGGTTGTAAAGCAGATCAAAGATGTTATGGAATGTGTTATTTAAAAAATAGACGTTCTGGGTTTTCTTTTATGGCTTCTGGAGAATTAGTTAATTTAGCTACAATATCAAGTGATGCTAGATATGGTATATTATCTAAAACTGGTCCTGATGCTAAGAAGATGTTTACTGATAAGGTTGTACCAATATCAGTTAATTATCCATTCTTTTTTAAACCGATTCAAGATGGTATGGATAGACCTAAAACAGAATTAGCATATAGAGTACCAGCTAGTAAGTTAACTAGAAGAAAGATAGAGTCTGGTAGTGAAGCTATAGATTTACAAGGTTTAGATACAACTATTGACTGGAAAAATACTGGAGATAATAGTTATGATGGTGAAAAATTAAAACTATTAGCTCATGATGAAAGTGGCAAGTGGGAACGACCTAATAATATATTAAATAACTGGCGTGTAACTAAAACTACATTAAGGTTAGGTTCTAGAGTTATAGGTAAATGTATGATGGGATCAACATCAAACGCTTTGGATAAAGGTGGTGATAATTTTAAAAAATTATATAGAGATTCAGATGTTACAAAAAGAAACCGCAATGGACAGACTAGCTCGGGATTATATAGTTTGTTCATACCTATGGAATGGAACTACGAGGGATTCATTGATTCTTATGGAATGCCTGTATTCGATACACCAGAAACAGAAACTAAAGGTCCATACGGGGATTTTATAGACATTGGTATACTAGAGCATTGGCAAAACGAAGTTGATGGCTTAAAGAACGACGGAGATGCTTTAAATGAGTTTTATAGACAATTTCCAAGAACTGAAGAACACGCTTTCAGAGACGAGACTCAAAATAGTATATTTAACTTAGCAAAAATATACGAACAAATAGATTTTAATGAAGAATATGGTGCAGAAAACCATATTACTACAGGAAATTTTCAGTGGATTAATGGAATAAAGGATACTAAAGTAATGTTTTATCCAGATCCAAAAGGAAGATTTAAAATATCATGGACACCTCAAGCACATTTACAAAATAATGTTATTGAGAAAAATGGTAGAAAATACCCTGGAAATGAGCATATGGGTGCTTTTGGTTGTGATAGTTATGATATATCAGGAACTGTTGATGGACAAGGATCCAAAGGAGCTTTACATGGATTAACTAAGTTTTCCATGGAAGATTGTCCACCAAATCAAATCTTTTTAGAGTATATAGCTAGACCACAAACAGCTGAGATATTTTTTGAAGATGTTTTAATGGCATTAGTATTTTATGGAATGCCTTTATTAGCAGAAAATAATAAACCTAGATTATTATATTATTTAAAAAGAAGAGGTTATAGAGGGTTTAGTATGAATAGACCTGATCGTCTTTGGAATAAGTTATCAGCAGCAGAAAAAGAAGTTGGTGGAATTCCAAATTCAAGTGAAGATATTAAGCAAGCTCATGCAGCTGCGATTGAAATGTACATACAAGATAATGTAGGTATTAAACAAGATGGAACACATGGTAACATGTATTTTAATGCATGTTTACAAGATTGGGCTAGATTTGATATAAATAATAGAACAAGACATGATGCTTCTATAAGTTCGGGTTTAGCTATAATGGCTTGTAATAGACATTTATATAATCCTAGTATGAAAACTGAAAAAACTAAATTAAACTTAAACATATCAAGGTACGAAAATAAAGGTACTTTATCTAAATTAATAGAAAATTAATATGGCGGAATCAATAACAAAAGGTAATTTCCCTAGTCAAGTAGCTACAGACCTAGAAAAGGTTAGCCAAGAATATGGGCTTAAGGTAGCTAAAGCTATTGAAAATGAATGGTTTAAAAGAGATGGTGTTACTTATAGATTCGCTAGTAACCAAGATACTTTTAATAAACTTAGATTATATGCTCGAGGAGAGCAATCTATACAAAAATATAAAGATGAATTAGCTATTAACGGTGATTTGTCTTATCTTAATTTAGATTGGAAACCAGTACCTATTATACCTAAATTTGTAGATATAGTAGTTAATGGTATTGCAGAAAGAGTTTACGATATAAAAGCATACTCACAAGATCCATTTGGTGTAAGTAAAAGAACAGCTTATATGAAGAAGGTTCTTATGGATATGGATAATAAAGAAGATAATAAGTTTACAGAAGAAGCTTTTGGAGTATCTATTATAAATACACCAGAAGACGAATTACCAGATTCAAAAGAAGAACTAGAGTTACACATGCAGTTAAGTTACAAGCAAGGTGTAGAGATTGCAGAAGAGCAAGCAATTAGAACGATATTAAATGGTAATAATTACGAATTAACTAGAAAAAGATTTTATCAAGATTTAGCAGTATTAGGTATTGGTGCTGTTAAAAATAGATTTAGTACATCAGAAGGTGTTAAAATTGAATACGTTGATCCAGCTAATTTAATTTGGTCGTATACAGAATCACCTTATTTTGATGATATTTATTATGTTGGTGAAGTAAAAACAGTACCTATAAACGAATTAGTAAAACAATTTCCAGATCTATCTCAGGGAGAATTAGAAGAGATAGCTAAACAAAGTTTTAGAAAAACTGGACATTATACCACTTCTCAAAATTTTGATGAAGTAGATAGAAATCAAATTCAAGTTTTATATTTTAATTATAAAACATACGGAAAAGAAGTATATAAAGTAAAAGATACATCTACTGGTGGTAGTAAAGTTTTGGTAAAAGACGAATCTTTTAATCCAGTTATTGATGCTGCTTTAGAACAAAGATTTGGAAAATTAGAAAGATCAATAGAGGTTTTATACGAAGGTGCTTTAGTATTAGGCAGTGATAAATTATTAAAATGGGAGTTAGCTAAAAACATGCTAAGACCTAAGAGTGATTATACTAAAGTTAAAATGAACTACAGTATAGTAGCACCAAGAATGTATAAAGGTAAAATTGAATCTTTAGTCAGTAGAATAACAGGTTTTGCTGATATGATTCAATTAACTCACTTAAAACTACAACAAGTTGTTTCGCGAATGGTACCGGACGGCATATATATGGATGCTGATGGTCTTGCTGAAATTGATTTGGGTAACGGTACAAACTACAATCCACAAGAAGCATTAAACATGTTCTTTCAAACTGGTAGTATTATCGGTAGATCGATGACTTCTGAGGGTGATCCTAACCCAGGAAAAGTACCTATACAAGAAATACAATCTGGAGCTGGTGGTCAAAAATTACAATCATTGATTCAAACATACAACTATTACTTACAGATGATAAGAGATGTAACCGGATTAAATGAAGCAAGAGATGCTAGCACGCCAGACGCGAAATCACTAGTTGGAGTACAAAAGATGGCAGCCGCAAATAGTAATACAGCTACAAGACATATATTACAAGCTGGATTATATTTAACAGCTGAAACAGCTGAAGGTATATCATTAAGAATATCTGATATTATAGAGTACTCACCTACAAAAGATGCTTTCATACAACAAATAGGTGCTCATAATGTTGGAACTCTTGAAGAGATGAATGATTTACATTTATACGATTTTGGTATATTCTTAGAATTAGAACCAGATGAAGAAGAAAAACAACTACTTGAGAATAATATTCAAATGGCTTTAACACAGCAAAGCATAGAATTAGAAGATGCTGTAGATTTAAGAATGATTAAAAATGTTAAACTAGCTAATCAACTTCTTAAAGTAAGACGTAAAAAGAAATTAGAGAAAGATCAAAAGATGCAGCAAGAAAATATGAAAGTTCAAGCAGAGGCTAATGCTGAAGCTCAAAAACAAGCTGCTCAAGCTGAAGTAGAAAAACAACAACAATTAATTCAAGCTGAATTAATGTTGGAGGAAGGGAAACAAAAGTTAAAAAATCTAGAGTTAATGCAAGAAGCTAAACTCAAAAAAGAATTAATGAATCATGAATTCCAGTTAAATATGCAATTAAAGCAAATGGAAACATCATTAATAGATAGAAAAGAAAAATATAAAGAAGATCGTAAAGATGAAAGAACTAGAATTCAAGCTAGTCAACAATCTGAACTAATCGATCAAAGAAATAGTGGTAAACCACCTAAAAGATTTGAATCATCAGGTAATGATGTTTTAGGAGGCGGAATCAACATGGGTCAGTTTGATCCTAAGTAATTTGTTTAATAATTTTATAATATTATATTATGGCTAAAAAAGAAGAGCAGGTAGCTAAACCTACCGAAGAAGTACAAAGCGAAGGTGGTGATATGAAAGTCACTGCGAAAGCTAAAAAGGCTACTAAACCTAAACAATTAGGTAAAGTAACGCCTGATGTTGCTAAGGTTGATTTAACTAAAGCAAAAGAAGAGCAACCAAAAGATGATGTTGCTAAAGTTGATTTAAGTAAAACTGAAGTTAAAGAAGAACCTAAAGAAGAAGTTAAGGAAGAAGTTAAGGAAGAGGTTAAAGAAGAGGTTAAAGAAGAGGTTCCAGTTATTGAAGAAATAAAAGAGGAAAAAGTTGAAGAAGAGGTTAAGGAAGAAGATACTCCTGTTTTAGAAGAAATAACAAATGAAGAGGTAAAACCTATTGAAGAAGAAACTCAAGAGGTTGCAGACGAAGTTAATGATGCTATGAAAGAAGCTGAAGAAACTGGTGAACCTTTACCGGAAAATATTCAAAAAGTTGTAGACTTTATGAATGAAACTGGTGGAAGTCTTGAAGAATATGTTAGATTAAATCAAGACTACAGTAATTACGATGATAATCAATTACTAAGAGAATATTACAAACAAACTAAATCACATCTTACTGATGATGAAATTAGTTTTTTAATGGAAGATCAATTTTCTGTTGACGAAGATGTTGACGAGGAAAGAGATATTCGTAGAAAGAAATTGGCGTTAAAAGAGCAAGTTGCGAACGCTAAAAACCACCTAGACGGGTTAAAGTCTAAATACTATAAGGAAATCAAGGCTGGTGTTAAGTTAACACCTGAACAACAAAAGGCCGTGGAATTCTTTGGTAGATATAACAAAGAGCAATCTGAAATCAAAAAGGTTCAGGAGCATAGAGTCAATCTTTTTAATAAGAAAACTAATGAAGTTTTCAGCGATAAGTTCAAAGGTTTTGAATATAACATCGGAGATAAAAAGTTTAGATTAAATGTTAAAGACCCAAGTAAAGTAAAAACTACTCAAAGCGATATTAACAATTTTGTTTCAAAGTTTACTAACGATAAAAATGAAATTGCTGATGCAGCTGGTTATCATAAATCTTTATTTACGGCTATGAACCCTGATGTTATTGCAAATCACTTTTATGAACAAGGTAAAGCAGACGCTATTAAAGAAAGTGTTGCTAAGGCGAAAAACGTAAGTATGGATCCTAGGCAATCACATTCTGGAACAGTTGAAGCTGGTGGAATGAAAGTAAGAGCTATAACAGGTGATGATGTAGGAAAGCTTAGAGTTAAATTACGTAAATAAAGTTTAACAATTAAAATTAAAAATTATGCCTTTTAATTCAACAGGTGCAGCTTTGGCTCACCTAACTCCACGTCCTCAGCAAGACGTTTACAATGATAACTATTTATCATTTGACTCTGCTTCAGGTGGTGGAACATTCGCACAGCAATTCTTGCCAGAAATTTATGAAAAGGAAGTAGAGAGATATGGAAAAAGAACTATCTCTGGATTCCTTAAAATGGTAGGTGCTGAGATGCCTATGGCATCAGACCAAGTAATTTGGTCAGAACAGGGTAGATTACACGTCGCGTATGAAAATACTGGCGGACAAGCTAGTCCTGTAATTAACAACGCTAACGGTAACTCGATTACTATTCCTGTAGAAGCTGATGGTTCTAGTTTAATTAAAAATCACGATACTATCGTAGTTTCTAATTTAAATGGTACTAAAGTTCTTAAATGTTTAGTAGTTGCTAACGGTGGAACCGCTAACATTTCTGTTGCTCCTTATACGCAAAGAAGATTATCTTCTGGTGCTGATAGTTTGGCTACAGAAAATGGTAGTGTTAATTTCGACAACGGAGAAGAAATAAAAATCTTCGTATATGGTACTGAATATATCAAAGGATCAAGTGGAATAGCTGGATCTTTAGATGCTCAGTTTACTCAATTTAGTAATAGACCTGCTATTTTAAGAGATAGATACAGAATCTCTGGTTCTGATACTGCTCAAATCGGTTGGGTTGAAGTTACTACTGAGAACGGAGCTAATGGATACTTATGGTACTTAAAATCTGAGCACGAAGCAAGATTAAGATTTGAGGATCAAATGGAAATGGTAATGATTGAAGGTGAGCAAGTAAGCATGCCTGATGGTCATACATTCCAAGGAACTAACACATTCGCTGTTGCTGGTACTCAAGGTTTATTCTCTGCTCTAGATGCTAGAGGTTTAGTATGGACACAAACAGACTTTGATGTTGTTGACACTTCTGGTGTTACAGATCAAGTTGCTGCTGGTGCTCATACAGGTTTAACAGAATTCGATACAATTCTTCAGGAATTAGATAAACAAGGAGCGATTGAAGAGAACATGATGTTCTTAGGTAGAGCTACTTCTTTAGAAATCGATAATATGTTAGCTGCTCAAAACAATTATGGAGTAGGTGGTTCTTCTTACGGTGTATTTAACAACGAAGAAGATATGGCACTTAATTTAGGTTTCTCTGGTTTCAGAAGAGGTTCTTATGACTTCTACAAAACTGATTGGAAATACTTAAATGACTCTGTAACAAGAGGATTAATGAGTGACGTTGAAGGAGTTATCGTTCCTGCTGGAACATCAACTGTTTACGATGAGACACTTGGTAAAAATATATCTAGACCGTTCTTACACGTTAGATATAGAGCTTCTGAAGCTGATGACAGAAAATTCAAGTC